ATTTACATACACATCATATGTTACACCTTAAATATAAATATATGAAAAACCTAACATTACTATCATTAATAACTCTTGTGATTGCATTTGCAATTGGATGTTCTAAAGATGAATCTGTAAATACTAACAATCTACAGACTCGTTCATTATATCCACAAAACCCACTACCTCCGCAAGTAGTAATATCAAGCCCAATCAGAGGTGATAGAGGGGAGATAACCACACCCATATCTGTAGGGGATACTTTTAGCATTAAATTTTACGGTGAAGCAGGAAGAACTTGGTGGGGAGGCCCCACAAGATTGTCTAAGTACAGAGTTGTATTTAACAATAAGATTTGGGAAGAAGTACCTGTAAAAGGCAAGAGTTACTCAGGTTCTACTTTGATTGTTGTAGACTCTCCTGGTACTTATGGAATAGGTGTAAGTTTTTGGCAGGAGGATGGTAATGTAGGTTCACAAGGATTTTATGTAATTAACTAATAAAATATTTTTCTTTAACCCTTAAAAACAATTAAGAAAATGCCACTTTTTTACAAACAAAACAAGAAAGGTAGACCTGTTCCTGGTTCAAACAAAACAGCGACAAGCAGACCTCCTGGTCTAGTAGGATGGGCAGAAACTCCTGCAGTAGTTAACTCTCCAGTTCCAGATGAATTTAAAACATCTTTTAGTGGAACAAAAAGGTTTTTTGTAGAACTTGATGCAAATTCTGAAGTTATTGATGGTAGTTTGATTGCAGAAACTGATATTCCAGAAGGAAATTATCTAGAAGTATTCGCAAATCGTACTGTTACTCTACCTTTAGAATCTGAACAAAACAATGGAGCAGAAGATGATGAAGAAGATCCAGATGAAGAAGAATTCAGACTTTCTGCAGACTTCACTGCAAATGGATTTAAAACAATTACTTCAGGAAATCGTACTTCTGTAGTTAATTAATTATTTATCTTATTAAACAAAAATAAAAATGCCACGTTTAGATACAACACCACCAGTAGTAAATTTTGTAACACCTACTTCTAGTGGTCAAACTACATCAGCATCAGTTTCAATTTCAATTTCTGGAACTGATAACAAAGGTGTCACTCGTCTTATAATTTATGCTAAAAATAATAGAACTTTAGAAACTGTAACTGTTGCACAACAAACTTATACAGCTTCTAAAAGCGCAACAAGAACTCTTTCAGGAACATATAGTTTTCCAGGATATGGAGTTTACTCTATAACTGCAAAAGCGTTTGATGCTGCGGGCAATTCATCTACTAAAGAAATAGCTATATCTTATGTTTCTGCTATTAGTACCACTACTACTATAACACCACCTCCTCCTCCTCCAACATTGCCTTCTTCTAAAGTGTTAATTGCTCCTCAAGTATTTAATCAAGGTGGCGAGGGAAGTTGTCTTGCAATGGCGCTTTCATTAACACAATCAATTGAGAAATATCATATTAATGGAGATGGATCATATTCTCAAAGTACTAATATTCTAAGTCCAGAATATCTATATAACTACACTAAAGTTAATAGTGGTTGTGGATCGGGTTCTAGTATGTTAGCATCAATGGGATTCTTAAAAAATACTGGTGAATGTAAATGGAGTCTTTGTCCTTATAGCGATCAGAATGGTTGTGATACAACTGGATTTACACAAGCTATGGCTGATGATGCTGCTTTGAATAAAATCTACGGGTATTTTTATACAGTAGGTACTGATATTTTCACTCTTAAAAGACTTCTTTGCAACAATCATCCTATTACATTTTCTTTCCAGATGGATACTAATTTCTATAATGCAGGATTTGGTAACTGTAATTATATTTGGAATTCAAGAGGAGATTTAATGTACACTCACGCTGTAACTATTATTGGTTATGATGATGCTAAACAAGCATTTTTAATTCAAAACAGCTGGGGTCCAAGTTGGGGTTGCAATGGTAGATTATGGGTTGATTATGCATTTTTTGGTACAATTGCTGGATATGTATATTCTATGAAGACTCGTGAAGATGGTAATATGTATCACATTCTTTAATTTTTTAACCAAAATACAATAATATGGAAAGTAAAAAGTGGTATCAGTCTAAGACAATTTGGGGCATTCTTATTGCTGCTCTAGGTTATTTTATGTCAACTATAGGTGTTGACTATCCCTCTCTTCCTGAAAATGCAGATTTTGAACAGCTAAAAGCTTATGCTGAAGCTATCAAAGCTGCTCAGGGTAATTGGTCTACTATTATAGGACAAGTATTTGCAGGTGTAGGTACTGTTGTTTCTATCATTGGTAGGTTCCAAGCTGAAGCTAAAGTAACAGCTTAATATGATGTTAATATTCCCAGTAGATTTATTCTGCTGGGAATATTAATTATTTTCTTAATGTAAAAATAATCAACTATGTCAGAAGTAAAAGAAGTTAAGCCCTCTCGCAAAGGAGATATAGTTAAGGTGATCTTAGCTATTCTTGCTGTGTTAATGGGCACTTATATTTTTGTAGATCCAGGAAAATCAGAGTTTAAGTTTGATTCCGTTGCAACTACTAAAATAGATAGTTTAGAAAAAGTTAACATTATTCTCAAAGAAGAGAATGTAAAACTTGATAGTACACTTGCTGCTTATAAATTAATGATTTATGATTTAGACTTTAAACTGAGTAACATTATAAAAGAAAGGTCTAAAGCATCTGAGTATTATAAAGATAAAATGGCAATAGCTGCTGAATACACACCCACAGAGGTGGATTCTTTTTTTATGACCAGATATGAATATGCTGGTGAATCTGAATATTAAAATCAACACATATGAAATATTTATTAACTATTTTGTTTATATTAGGTAGTTTATCAATTAAAGCTCAAGATGATAAAACTATTTCAATACCATTTAGGGTGGCTAAACAAATTCAGTCAGACCTAATTGCTAAAGATTCAGCTATTACAATGCTGAATATTGCTAATGATGAAATCATGCTTCTTGGCAGAAACATTAAATACAAGGAAGATCTTATTGATACTCTCACTGCTGATTTGTGGAGATGTAAGGGTATGATGGAAAATGAGAAAAATCTTAAACTCACTTATAAAGGACTTGCTGAAGACTGCAAATCGCAGTATGATGTTTTAAAGAACAAATACACCAGCTATAAAAAACTTACTAAAGTGGTAAGCTTTTTAGGAGTGGCTGTTGTCACTGGACTAACAGCAATTGTCTTATTTGTAAAATAACTAATATATGAAACTACCTAAGAAATACTTATGGTTAGCATATGAAGGAGCTCCCAGACATCTTGTAAAAGCCTTGGAGCTTTATGGTGTTACAGAAATCATAGGTTCTAAACATAACCCTGTAATATTAGAATGGGCAAAAGAACTAGATATTAGATACAATTCAGATGAGACCCCCTGGTGCGGTCTCTTTGTTGGTATATGTATTAAGAGAGCTAAAAGAGAACCTGTTGATAATTTACTATCATCTCGTAATTGGGTGAATTTTGGTGTTAAATCTGAAACTCCCATGTTAGGAGATATTCTAGTGTTTGCTAGAAATGGTGGAGGTCACGTAGGTTTTTATGTAGGAGAAGATGCTAAGAACTTCTTTGTTCTTGGTGGTAATCAGGGTAATCAGGTTAATATTCTTAGGATATCTAAAAAAAGATTACTAGACGCCAGGAGACCCGCTTATCATACTCCTCCTTTGAACATTAGAAAAATCCAGTTAAATATTAGTGAGTCCACATCTACAAATGAGGCATGATTTTAAGATTGTTCATCATATTAATATTTTTAGGTTCTTGCACTAAAGAAGTAGAGCAAGTACCTAATCTTGTATTAAAACCACAGATATGTGATATTCCATTGGTTCCTGATTCTATTAAGAATGAACTTGTAGAAAATGATATTATAGGGACTATGTATGATGTTGAGGTACAACCTGCATCAAATAGATATTCCCCAATAGCTATGATTTATGTAGAACATCGTTCAACTAGAATAGCATCACCCTATTGGAATGGAGGGGTACCTTTTACTACTAAACAAGTGGTAACAGACACAAATAAACTAAAGCTTTATATCAATATCGTTAATAACTTATATGGTTTATGGAAAATTGAGTTCACAAGAGACTCAGTCAAATATGCAAATTTTATAGGATATAAAGATAAAATCCATCTAGTATCATATAAAATATTATCAGACGGTGCAACAACAGAATCACAATTAATAGGATATGCTAGCGGGGTTGCATTTATCAATGGACTTTATATAGAAGATCTTAATGATGGATTTGTATTTGCTGATGTATTCCCAAATACTCGTGCTAAATACAGAGATATAGCCTCTATTATAGCACATGAGACAGGACATATGATTGGTCTTGCTCATCAAAGTGAATACGATGCTAATTGTGTTAAATTAAATGAGTATAAACCTAACACTATAATGGGTAATCCATTCTATCCATATAAAAATCAGTGGATTATAGGAACTTCAGGAAGAGGTTGTACTATTATTCAAGATGATACACTTAAACTTTTACAATTATTAGGTAGATCAACTAATTAAACTTTTAAAACTTTAATATTATGTCAAAACAAAGAGCCTTTGTAAGGTATACTAAATCAGGTAAAATTGTACCTGGAAGTATGATAGTAACAAATGGCGATTATCCCAAAGGACCAGCTGTATGGAAAGAAGTAAGCACAAATATATGTTGTGAAGATACTTTTTATTCTACCAGTCTAAGACTAAAAGGATTTATTCGTTATACAAAATCTGGTAAAATAGTGCCAGGATCATTGGTTATAGGCAATTCTTATCCTAAAGATGGAGGAATATGGAAGGAAGTGTCTGTTGATACATGTTGTGAGGATAATTGTATTCAATTTGATGTTGATACAACTGAAGGAACCTCATTTGGATTTTCATTCTTTAGTACATCACCCATAAACTTTACTGTAAATTGGGGAGATGGGACAACACATGTTGATGCTGGAGCTGGTGGGTTTTATGAAGAACTTCATGAATTCCCTGAAATAAATCAATCTTACACTGTAACAGTGTGTTTTGATCTTATAGAAGCAGTATCTGAATTAAATTTTTATGGTAACGATTAAAAATAAATAAAATGAGCGCAGTAGTAACTTCAATAACCGGTTTACAAAAACTTAGTAATAATTTAGTGTATTTCAATGCAGATTATAATGGTTTTAATACATTAAACTTATCAGGACTTTCAAATCTTGTAGACGTAGACGTTAGTGATTGTAATATTCCAGGTAGCGGCACTAATAGTTTAACATCTATCAATTTATCAGGATGCACACTTCTTCAAGAACTACGTATTGATGATAGTAATCTATTTAATGGTATTAACATCAATCATCTAACAAATTTATACTGGTTGGATGTTGATCAATCTAATTTACCATCTTTAAATCTATCTGGTTTAAGTAATTTATATTATGTAGATGCATGGGGTAATGAAGACATGAGCGTAGTTAATATTAGTGGATGTTCTTCTTTAGTCGATTTAGCACTGGATACTTGTAATTTGAGCTCGCAAACAATTGATCATATTACATCAACGCTTGATGCTTTAGGTAATACTGGCGGTTATTTAACTATTGATGGTGGAACAAATGCTGTTCCTTCTGTTAGTGCTATGGGTCATATTACTAATCTTCAAGCTAAATCATGGAGTGTTTATTATAACTCTTAATTAAAATTTATAAATATGTCAGACTTTAAAACTTTTAAAGACTTTTATAGTGGTCCTGATGAAAAAACCACTGAGCTTACTAAAGAACAAAAAGAAGCTAAGAAAAAAGCAGAAAAAGAATACTTAGAATATCTCAAAAGCGTAGCTAAGGATAGAAAATAAGTGTATTAGTTAACTAATGGAAAAAGACAGAAAATATCAGCATGCTTTTGTTAAATACACTAAAGCTGGTAAATTAGTTTCTGGCAGTCTTATTATAGCTAGAAATCATCCCAAAGATGGAGGAGTTTGGGTTGAGGTTACAGAGAATATATGCTGTGAACCAGACTGCGAGTGTGTAGCTAACGGTGAAAAACATGCTTACATTAGATTTGCTAATGATGGACATATAGTTCCTGGTAGTATGCTCATAAGTCCCTATTGTCCTCCTGAGATAGGATGCTGGAAAGAAATACCTGTTGATATTTGCTGTCAAGAAATATATTGTACAACTACAACAACTTTACAAAATGGCTAGAACACTATCATCAGTAACAAAAATTACATTTGGTAAGCGCAAAGGTGGTAAACCTCGCAAGTCTAAAGGACCTAAATGTAAGAAAGTGTCCAAGTATAGAGGACAAGGAAGATAATAAGAGGCCCCAATTAAGGGGCCTTTTTACTACCATGAAGATCTATAAATTATATAAGCTTCATCATCCCAATCAAACAATAACTTCTGTAATACTTCAATAGTGTCTTTTATACAATCAAAGTAGTATTCGTCATAATCAACTCCTCCAAAGAAAAACCCATCTGTTGAAGGAAGGAGTTCTTCTGCTAAATCATGATTATTATCTATTCTCAAAAGAATCTGTAGTAATTCATCTAGCTTATCTTGAGATACAAAATACTCTTTACAGTCATCTTTTCCATCTTGACAGTTTACAACAAACCAGTTGTGTAAAGCATTAAATTTTCTCCAGTCAGCTACTTCTTCTATTATATACTTAATATTAGAAGTGGTGATTTTTTTATAATTTTTACCACCTTTTTTGACTTTTATATCAAATCGTTCATCATTATGATAGTGATCCCAGTTCTTTACATAGTGTTTTTTATATAAATACATGTTTAATCCCATAATCTTACCATTTAATAGGTTCTTTTCTTTGAATTATCAATGTTTGATTGATTTTGTTAAAACAATCATCACACTCCCATCTTATTGCACTAGCGTATGCTGCTGACGCAGGATGCGATATTTTTACAACAGGATTTGTAGGAGAGATATAAGAAGCAAAAGACTGTGCTTGTTTACCCATTAGAACAAATATAGCTTCTGGGTTAGAAAAATTAATAGCGTCTATCACCATAAAGATGAAGTCTTTCCATATATCATAATGACTTCCCACCTTGTCTATTTGACAAGTGAGAGCGCTATTTAGTAATAATACCCCCTGATCTGCCCACCTGGTCAAATCTGGGTCATTTTGAGGGGTTTTAGTCTGTTCTTCTACCGCCTTTAGCATATACTTTAAACTAGGCTGTAATCGCCCTGTTTTGCTGCAGGAGAAGGCTAGTCCATCAGCTACTCCTAAGTAAGGATAGGGGTCTTGTCCCATAAATATCACTTTAGTCTTATTAAATGGGCATTTGACAAAAGCAGCAAATACGTCTTTTAATGTAGGAGTAAAATGTCTACCCTCTTGAGATTCTGTTAAAAGACGGTCTAATAATACATCCATCTCACCCCCTTTTAAGAATATTCTTAGCTTTTCTCCCCATCCTGTGGGAGCTAATAAAGAGATGATTTTTTCTTTTGTATCAGCTATAATGTTTATATTTGTGTCTGTCATAAAAATATTATATGAAAGTTGAAACTATTAAAGGAGGAGCAATAATTGATATCAAAATAGGTAATCAATTTCTCCAAGATTTACAATATGTTACAGTATTTCTAGGAATGATGCAGCCCCCTGAAAGTACAGCTGAAATTCTAAAAAAAGCTGAGTCTGCAGATTTTAATCCTGATGATCTAAATGATTGGGAAAGAGCAATTTATATTATGCTCATATTAATAACAAATATTGAGAAGAATGCTCAAGAACAAGGATGGACTATTGTAGAGGATATTCCAGAATCTGAGATATCTCCTGAATCGCCTGAATAACTTGAGATAGTTCTTCTTTATTGCATTTTCCTAGACTTTTACAATAAAGGAATCTTTCTCCCTCAATCTCTTTTTCTATACAGAGACCTGCTCTGCGCTTTATGATGAGCTTCATATCTTCAAAGCTATCACCTGTGTGAATACTTAATTGTCTCACCATAGCATGAATCTTGGCTAATTGAGCTAAAGACCCATCATCAGTCTGAATATCCATATAGATCTCTACGAGGACTCCCTCTGGGAGATGGTCCCTAAACATATTATATCCCACCTCATCTTTTTTAGTGGCATACTCTAGTATATCTCCTGTTTTTCTTAATAGTCCTGAGAAGGATTTCATAGTCTTAAAATTTGTTCATTTTCATTAATATAGGTGATTTTGGACTGGTCAAAGTCTTTTAAGGCTGACCTGGTCCAAGACTCATCTACTGTCCCTACATAACATAATATATGCACTGTAGCTGTATCATCAGGGTTTAACCTAAGAAGTCTACCAATACGCTGATTAGACTTTCTCTCATTGCCATAAGCATGTAAAATAATCCCTTGCTTTAAATTTGGGATGTTTACACCTTCATTAAGCTGCATTACACAGCTGAGCTTATCAATAGCTCCCGCTTTAAAAGCTTGAAGGTTATCATCTGAATCTGGGTTTGCAGAATGGTATGAATGATCGCACAATTTATCAGCTTGTTCTTGCGTATTAGCAAATACAATACATTTATCTTCTATAGTGGAAAGGAGAGTTACTGTATATTGTTCTTTGCTTTTGTATGTCATCATAGTCTTCATTCTCATTATACTATTAATCTGTTTCTGCTTGTCTGTTGAAGACTTGCTCAAACGATTTGTCCAGTATAAATAAGAATCAACCTCTGAGGTCATCCAGCGTTTGTCTTTATATTCTACAGGAATATTCTTCTTTGGACTTAGATGCAGTAAATGAACTATAATCTTATACTCATTCAATATTTTATCATCTATGGCCTCATCAGTGATATACTTGTATACAATAGGACAGAATCTACTCACCATTTCTCCTTTCTCAGAGTTATTCCATCTAGGAGGGGTACCTGTGAGTCCTAATATTCTACCTGTAAACTCATCTAAAAACTCTTTGTGAGAATATAATAAGCTATGACACTCGTCTAAAACAATCAAATCATAATCTGCAGGACATAACTTATTTAAAGACAAATAAGTACTAAATGCAATCTTGTCTATATTGATGTTGAACTTGACAGCATCATCTTTCCAAGAATCAAATATAGACAGCTTAGGGGCTACTACTAGCACCCTAAGCTTATCTATATTATTACCCTGTAAATGCTCAATATATTTAAGACCTATAAGAGTTTTACCAACTCCCATACTGATGCCTAGTCCACATCTACTATGTTTTAGTGCTGTGCCCAGAGCTTCATTCTGGACTTGGTCTCTTTTACTCATTAGTCAAATACTCTTTGTACTGAATTATCAAAAGGATTAAACTCCACCTGATTATAGCTGCGATACTTTCCTTTTGGGAAAACCATCTTAGCATGCTCATCATGTGTAAGAATACCCATAGAATTCAACATAAATGTAATACCGTTACTATCTTCAGAATATTCTATATCTTGAGAGCTCTCAAGAATATGCTTATGTCCAATGATTTCACCTTCACCTAGGACAATACGTTTAGCTTTTTTCATTTTTTAAGTTTTAAAGTTACTAAATTTTTAGGTTTCTGAATACATTAATTTGAGATATTTATCTTTGTCAAGATGTCTAAAGAAGCTATTCTCAGTGGTATTTGAACCAATCTTAGCTACAATAATATCACCTTGTCTATAGATCCTTTCTGGGTCTTGAACATCTAGTCTAATAGTCCAGGCTATAGCTCGTATAGCATCTGGTTTAGTCCTTTCTTTTTCATCACTAGACCACCATCTATCACCTAAGGCTGCTTCTCTAGGTACATATAACCAATACTCTCTATTAGTTGTTGTACACCAGCATCTTACAGCAAAAATACTATTAGGTTGGTTACCCCATCTGTCTTTTTCAAACAGCTTTAATCCATCTATTTCATAGAGCTCATAGACATCTTTAAACTTATATTCTATAGGATCGTTAGCATCATCCCATTTAGTGCGTTTCTTTTTAATCACTTGCTTGTCTAAAAGCTTGGGATCCAATGACTTAAACAGCTTTTCTATACCTATAGCATCAAAGTAGGTACGTCTTTCTTCTGTATTTTCTACCTTAAGAGCTTCTTGTACAGTGACCGGTTTAATCTTATTCCAACATTCTTGTACAAACTGATCAAAGTCATTTAAAGCATCAGTAGTAATAACATCTTTCTGAAAATCTCTATAGTCTTCAGCATACTTAGTCTTCCATAGTCTAAGAGCTGTAGTTAAATCAAAACCTGACACACCATTTACTACATATGTATAATCTGCGTAGTTCATTCTTCTGAATTTATTGGTTCGTTAATATCTTTTAGAGATAAATAGATCTCTCTATCACTTCCATGTGTAGTTCCCATATCTAGGTGGGTCACTTCATATACTATATCGTCTCCATCTGGTATAAACTCTGATCTTGGGATATTTTCATTCTCCCAAATACTTCTAAAACTATGAACTTGTTCAAAGTCTTCTATAGCTGCATCTATAACATCATTCATCTTAGAGTTTAGATCTTGAATAACTTTATCATGATCTGGGCTTCTAAAACCATTCTTAATGAAGAAGTCAGATTGTGCTGTAGGTTCATCATGTCCATCTATAGAGAAATGAAAGTTATCAAACCAGATATATTTAGGTATCCTGATTTCAGCATTAACTTCCCAGCTGATTGTTTCATCTTCTGAGTATTCATCTACACCTACAAAAGCTTTTTCTTCTGGGTTATATATAGCTGAACCACTAGCTTGGAACTCTCCAGCCCAGCTTCCATAATCTAGTTCATCATACATGTAGTTTAATAGTCTTTCTGTATACTCATTTTCTACATTGTCTCCATCTATAAGGAACTCACACCAACCTGAGTCTCCTCCACCATCCCATTTAATCTTTAGTTCATGACCTTTTTCAGTCATCTGGTCACACCACTCAACCAATGTGAGGTTCTGGCCAATCTGTTCTGTTTTCTTTGACATAGTCTAATTTTTCTTTTTTAATTTCTTGTAATAGTTTTCTACCCTCCCCTGGTTTAAACATCCAACCAGCTTGGGTCATGTTTTCTAGGTAGTCTTTGATAGTGGGTATCCACCCTAAGTCTTCCATAACATGTTGTTCACCTATAAATCTTACAGGTACTTCTTTACCATCTGAATTAGTAATTACTGTTCCAAACTGCTGTTCACACCAAAAAATACCCTCAGCATGGTGTCTGAGGGTTCTATGTCGCATGTCTGGAAAGTGTGCTTTGGTTTCGTCAAACCAACTGTGTATATTTATATAGTCTTGCCATTTACCTCCATGTTTTTTAGCTGAGGAAATGCTATGATGATACGGGTGGGACATCAGTAGTTAATTTAGAACTTACTTTTCTTTGCAGAACTGATTGTTTTTCTTGTTCTTGTCTGATTCTTATAGCTTCTTCTCTAGTGTACTCATCTAAATAACCATAGATTCTGTTCACTGAATAATCGTTTAGTTTTACATTTAGATAATGCTCTAAACTTTTTATAAAAGTTTCTTTTGGTGTGTACATGATATTAATTATTAATTTCTTAAACTTCTTTCTAATATACTAATCAGTTCTATCATATCGACAGCACTTTTTATTTTAAATGTATCATTATCAAATACATCTACGCTCCATTCATCATTTTTTACTTCATCTTTACATTCATTAGTAATAAAGGTAAGTCCTCCTATACTATAAGCATAATAATAGCTGTCATCAGCTGCTTCTTGTCTAAACCCCATTATTTGAAGATGTTTCTCTGTCATAACTTACTGGTTTTTAATTTGTTGTAATAGTTCATTCATTCTTTTATGTATAAATGTTGCTGCTTTATGTTTGGAGGTTTTAGGAAAGTATTCTAGAACAGAAGATAATCCTCTATACTCAGCATGAAGCTTTAACACTTCTGCAGGGTCATAATACTTTTCATCAGAGTTTATTGCTGTAACGCTATCTCCAGCAGGAATTGTTATAACCTCTGCTTTTAAAGGACTAGTCTCCTCTGTTTCCCAGTAACTACAATAGAAATGTTCCCCAAGCTCATCTATAAGCTTTTGTGGATAGCCTTGTTCTACTAACCATACAGTACTATCTTTCTTTCTATCTTCAGGAATAGGTTTAGGAAACCCATATTTCCATCCTGATGGTGGATCAATTATTGTCATTGTTTAGGTTGTTTAAGTGATTCAATTTTAGTTATTAAAGTACTTTGGATTGGATAATATGCAATTTCAACATTCCATCCATCTTCTCTTTTATTAAAGAACTCATATACGCCTGCACTACTATAATTCATACCATCACAATCAATAGTTATTTGTTCTGTAGTATCTGAATTTCTATAATATCCAAGAATTGTTATATGATATCTTTTCATTGTTTAGGTTGTTTAAGTGATTTAATAACTTCATCTGTGTTTACATAACTTGTACAATCTCTTGCATCTTCTATAGCTTCCCTAACTTGTTCTTCTGTATATAGATTGTTCACTTGTGCTAACACAATATCTAATGCTTCGGTTATTTCAGAAGGTTCATGCATATCAATATAATCACTCCCTAACCTCCATTTCTGATATTCTGTTAATAGTTTAATTGCTTCTTGTAGTGTCATTTGATTTGTTTTAATTGTTCACGATACCATTATTCATTTGTTTTTTGTGCAGCATCTATCACAATTACGTTTGAATAATGTGTAATATAATAACCCTTAATCCCCAT